GTTGGAACTGTATTCGTTAAGGCTCAAATTGAGTCTGACGAACTTTGGACTGATGTTAAGTCCAATGAACTTAATGGATTTTCCATTGAGATTAAATCCGATATCGTAGAACAAAAAATGAGTAATAAAATGGATTTCAAATTCGCTGTAGAACTTGGTGAGCGTATTGCCAAGTTAGAAGCTGTTGTATCTAAAGTTACTGAAGATCACTCTGCTGTTATGGAACTATGGTCCGAGACACAAGAGAAATTTTCTAATACTGAAGAAGTACAAGAGCAAAAAGAAGTAGCGGAAGATATGTCTGCTGAAGAGCCAACCGCTGAGGTTGCTCCAGTAGCTGAAGAAGTTTCTCCTGTAGAAGAGCCTGTAGAGGTTTCTTTGTCAGAAGAATCACCTGAAGTTATTGAAAACCAGGAGGCAGAACTTTCTGCTGTAAACGAAGAGTCAGAAGAGAACTCTGTTCAAGAAGCTGAATTGGCTTTATCTGCTGAACAAGAAGGTGTAGAAGCATCTTCTGAGGAGGTAGTAGAAGACAAGACACAAAATTTTGAGCGAATCACTTCGGACAAGGTAAAGATGATTGACAAGTTTCTTGGCAAGCGTTTTTATTGATTTTTTGTATATTAAATTAATTGATTAAAATTAGAATAAAATGGCAATTACTGTCGCAACTTTAGACTGGGGAAACCGCACCCCCGACCTTTTCATCGACTCAATGGTGAAAAGTGCAAAAGTGTTGGATCGTTTCCGTCTTATTGATGGAGTTAAGAACAAAGTACAAGTACCCATCTTTGATGCATCTTTGACTTTTGGTTCTGACCTATGTACGTTTGATGCTCAATCTTCTGCCTCTATCAACGAGAAGGAGATGACTGTATCTACTTACAAGTGGGCTTTCTTGAACTGTAAGAATGTTCTTGAGGCTACTTATCGTTCTGTATTGCTCAAGCAAGGGCAACACAACGAAGAGACTATGGATGCTCAATTTAAGGATTGGGTATTTGATTACTTTGCTAAATTATCTGCACAAAAGGCTTTAGAATTAGCTGGTACTGGTTTAGCTACTGAAATGAGTGGTGATGCCGCTGTTTTAGATTATGCTACAGGTCAAGCTACTATTAGCTCTTCTAACATCTTAGCTGCTATGCAAGGTGCTTACGAAACTATGAGTGCTGTTATGTTGGCTGCTGTATATGGTGATGCTGATAGAGATTTGAAGCCAGCTTTCTTTATGGGAACTGCTGCTATTCAAGCTTATCAAATTGCTATGGCTGGTCTTTACACTACTACTGCTCAAGGTGTTATTGAAGGAAATATTCCTGCATACTACGGTATGGAAGTTATTCACTTCCCTTCTTTAGCGGCTAATACATTTTTCATCTCAGCTCCAGAGAACCTGTTGATGTTAACAGACGAGTACAATGACGTTCGCGCTATTGATATGAAATGGGAGGCTGAGTTGTCTTCTGATAAGATATGGGGACAGTTCAAGCTAGGCTTCTCTTACCTTAAAGGTGAAGAGATTGTTTTTGCAAGAGAGTCCTAATTAATAACTATTAGAGGGGAGTAAAATCCTCTCTTTTTTAAAAAAAAATAAAAAATGGGTTGTACTGTAGATTTCACAAACACCACTAACATCGCTTATTCTTGCGATCAATTATCAACGGGTGGTTTAAAAACTGTTTATCTTTGTGATAAAGCTGATTTAACCACTCAAACATCGTCAAATCCAATTACTGTAGATGCTGCAGGAGCAGTTACTATTGGTGGAACTGGATTAAGCACTGATCAAGTTGAAATGTTAACTTTAGGGTTTAACAATAAGGATGGTTTCTCTAACTTTACTGATGTGAAGACTCTTAACGCTGATGGTTCTGGCTCTGCCGTTCCTACTATTCAGTTGGAGTTTATTCGTATGGGAGCTGGTCTTCGCGCTACGCTTGAGACAATTGCTCGGCCAGGTGCTGAGTTAGTTGCTTTTGTTGAAACAGCTGCTGGAACTTACCACGTTGTTGGTTATGATTTCGGCTTGTATGCTGGTACTGTAGATGGCGCTTCTGGTGTCGCTCGTACTGACAAAAACCGCTTTCAATTGACTTTAGTTGGCGATGAAAACGTATTATCTTATACGTTGGATGCTGCTAATTGGGCC